AGAGCTGAATCTGATAATGAATGGGCAGGGCTTCGTCAGATAATGATGGACCTGCACGATATGGCTCGTAAGACTGAAGCCTGTGTGCTTGTCTTGCACCACGTATCAGAACAAAGTGAGTATGGACCTGGAACTCATCCACCTCATCGCCGTGCAATCCACGGAAAGGTGAGTCAACTTCCAGCTTTGATACTAACTCTTGGCTATGACCCGATGAGTCACAACCTTCGAGTCGCAGCCGTTAAGAATCGCTTTGGCAAACATCAGGCAGACGGGCAAGATTACGCAAGTTTATTTGTGAACTTTGCTACCTGTCAGATCAATGATGCTGATGCTTTTGGTAGGGCAGTTCTGCACTCCAACTACACAAGGATTATATGAGTTCATATAACAAACAAAAGGGTTCCAAGTTTGAGACAGATGTAATGAAATACTTACGCAAACTTGGACACTTCGCCGAACGACTCGCTAAAGCGGGCGCTGCAGACGAAGGCGATGTGGTTACTATAATCGCAGGTCAGACCTATATTTTGGAGTGTAAGAATCGTAAGTCACTTAGTCTTCCACAGTTCTGGGCGGAAGCCCAGACTGAGGCAGCCAACTACGCGAAGGCTCGCGGACTACCCGTCAACCCGCCAGCCTTCGTCGTAGTCAAACGCAGACAACACGGAGTAGAGAAGGCTTGGGTTATCCAAGACTTAGACCAATGGTTACAAGATAGGAGTAGTAATGCCAGTTCCTGAAGGACAGATAACAACATCAAATATATGGACAGGTGAACCCTTGTCTGAAGGAGAGAAGAACTACAAGGTTACTTTTCTTTCACGTAGAGAAACAATCATTACAGCAAACTCAAAAGAAGATGCTTTGGTGAGGGCTAAGTTTCGAGTGTCAAAAAACGAGAATGATTACAACAGTTTCTTTGAAGACTTTGAGGAAAAGGTTGAAGAGTTATGATTTGCAGTAGTTGTTGTTGGGCAGGTCATCACAACACTATTGGTAAGACCGACTTAGCCAAAGATTTTCACGATAAATGTGAGGGAGATTGCGGATGCCAGCACAAGACTGGACCAGGGTGGTTCGTAAGAAAAGGTCAAAAGCCAGCTCCGATGCAAACTCAGTCTCCATAGCAGATGTAGTAAGACACTTTGGAGGGGAAGTAAAGGAAGGCTTCAATGTGTCAGTGCGATGCTGTATGCACGAGGACAGCAGGCGCTCTGCAGTAATTGATACCTATAACAACCTTTACTACTGCCACACTTGCGGTAAGGGTGGCAATGCAATTAACGTGATTATGGAATTGGAGAACTTGGGGTTTAAGGATGCTATCGATAGAGCAAACGAAATCACTGCTGGAAGCGGCAGTCCATTACGCGGACTCAATAAGCGACAGGGCGCTAGGCTACCTCGCAGGACGTGGGATATCTGAAGAGACGGCTGCTCGGTACCAGATAGGTACCATCGTTGATCCGATAGAGGGTCATCAGATGTATGAGGGTTGGATTTCAATACCTTATATGACCGCACTTGGTACGTGCGTTGGCTTTAAGTTCCGCAGACTTGATGATGGCAAGCCTAAGTATGGCTCACCTGTAGGGCAGAAGAGCCACCTATACAACGTCATAGCCACAATGTCTCCTACTAAAAGCATTGTTATCTGTGAGGGTGAATTTGATGCAATAGTTATGGATGCAAACTGCGGTGTACCTGCCGTTGGTATTCCAGGGGTAGCGGCTTGGAAGCCTTACTACTCAAAGTTATTTAATGGTTTTGATGTTGTTTATATTGTAGGCGACAACGATGTTAAAGAAGATGGGTCTAATCCTGGTATGGAGTTCTCTCGGCGTGTTGCTGGCGAGGTATTGAACTCACAAATCGTACAATTACCACCAGGTATGGACATTACGGACTTTTATCTTGCCAATGGCAAGGACCTAACAGCCAACCTAGTGGGAGGAAAGAAGTGAGTGAGCAAGAAAAAGGATCTCCAAGAGGCAGCCAGATTATTGATGGATATGGGGATGATAATAGTCTCGATAGATTACAAAGCTGGCACGATAACTTGTCGCTTGATACCAACAAGAGAGTAAATGATGAATTTGTTACCGATGTATGGAGAGTCCTTGACACCGCAGGTAATTTGCTCATCCGCAAGCATCACGATTACGGCCCGAAGAACATCGCTCACAGTCCAGGTGGACCACTCAACGGACTCCGAGTGCGAATGTGGGACAAGGTGGCTCGCATCAATAACCTCCTTGATAGCAACCTGTCTCCCAGCAACGAGTCACTTAGAGACTCATTTATAGATTTGCTTAACTACAGTGCCATTGCAATTATGGTGCTAGATAAGAAGTGGCCTGAACTTCCCAATGACTGATGATTTTAAAATCGAGACGCATCCTTCCGCTCCCGATATTGTTTTCAGTGTAGCAAAAACTATCTTCAGTAGATACCGCGTCTTTGTTGAACGCGAAGATGTAGCACAAGAGTGCTGGTCTTGGTACTACGCACGAGCAGACCACTTCAATGAATTACTTTCGGAAGAAAACACAGTCCAACGAGTCATCAACGAGAAGCGTATGGCGTGGCAGATGAAGCGTCACGCAGAACGCTACGCCCGCAAAGAGAAGGCAACCAAGTCAGGCTACAAGGTAGGCGATGAATCCTTCTACGATACTGTGGTCATAGGACAACTCCTGCCACACGTTATATCCTCTATTGTTGACGAGACAGTATTAGAAGCAGCACAGAATCTTATTAACGATGGACAACCACGCAAGCAAGCAGCTCCAGCAGAAGGTGGAAACCTTCTTGCTATCCTGATAGATATTAAGAAGGCTTACCTAGCCTTAGATGTTAAAGACAAAGACATTCTCATCAAGAGATACCACGAAAACCTTACGCTTCAAGAGTTAGCGCAGTATCTTGAGTGTTCAGTATCCACTGCTGATCGTAAATCCACTGGCGCACTTCGTCGCCTACAGAATAACTTAGGTGGGGAATCTCCTTGGCAATGAAGGTTCTCGACCTATTCTGTGGCGCTGGCGGAGCATCAATGGGTTACCATCGTGCTGGCTTTAAAGTCACAGGCGTAGACATCAAACACGGAAAGCGGTATCCATTTAAGTACCTGCGTTTAAACGTAATGGAGTTACAACCATCGGACTTGGCTGAGTACGATTTGATTCACGCGTCACCGCCTTGTCAAACACATTCGATAACCAGAAATCTACGCATAGCACAGGGCAAACAGACAGATAAATTAGATTTGATTGAACCAACTAGAGCACTTCTCCAGGCAAGTGGCAAACCATACGTCATTGAGAATGTGCCTGGAGCTCCATTGTTTAAACCAATCCTGCTATGCGGTAGCGCATTTGACCTGAAGGTCAGGCGTCATCGTCTATTCGAAAGCAACCTTGAACTCAAGGGAACTGTGTGTGACCACAAGAAGCAGGGCAGACCTGTCGGTGTCTACGGATCTATGCGAGATGAAATACCTAGCGGTGGTAAGACTGCTGAATCTATTGAGCAAGCACGAGAAGCAATGGGAATTGACTGGATGATTTGGGGAGAACTAGTCGAGGCCATTCCTCCCGTTTATACGGAGTATCTTGGAAGGCAGGTTCAACTCCTGTGAAGGAACAAGAACTCTTTGATTACCTTAAGTTTAAACACTTCCCCGACCTCGAGAAAAGCGAAGGGGCCTTTGATTCATTCGACTGTACAACTGACGATAAGAATTTGTACATTGAACTTAAGTGCAGACACACGCACTACCCTGAACTTCTCATTGAAGAAATGAAATACCGCAGACTTGTAAACCAAGCAGGTTCAAGGACTCCCTACTACATCAACTCAACACCACAAGGAATATGGGCGTTCGACCTTTCCCGCGTACCCGAACCATCGTGGTCCGAGCGTCGTATGCCCGCCACTACAGAGTTCTCCGACACACGTAAGATTATGAAACTTGTAGGATTTTTACATCTAGATTATGGATTAGCATTGTGATCTACGAATACAAATGTTTAAACTGCTCGACTGTCCTCTCGGTCGAGCGTTCTATACACGCTGAAGCTAGCACTCCCTCCTGTGCTGACTGCGGCGAAATGATGAGTAGC